GGTAAGAAAGATCTAACTCTTGCAAATGGTCAAGAGTCTGATACTGATAAACACTCTCCTATTATTGGTTGGTCATATGATGGTTATCCAATTTATGGACCTTATGGATATACTACAAAAACTGGTGGTACTATCGTTCAATTAAGGTCTGGATATAAGGAAAACGCACAACAAAAAGCAAATAGACCTCCAACAAATGTATTCCCAGAAGAATTCTTTATTGAAGACTTTGATTGGATATATTCTGAAGATGATGGAGTTCTTGATAAGAATAATGGAAGATTTTGTGTAACTCCAGAATTTCCAAATGGTACTTATGCATATTTTGCGACATTTGAGTCTGATGTAGAAGGAACAGGTCCGTTTGCAGGATATAAAAGACCTGCTTTCCCATATTTGATTGGAGATGCGTTTAATGCAAAACCAGAGTCATTTAACTATGAAAGATTGTCTAATCAGGATGATATAGATTTAAATAATACTGATTGGGCAAGAAATACTTTCCCATATGCCTTAGATAGGGATGATAGTGGATATGCTTATGTAAATGAGCCTTATAATTATACTAATCAAGATTCTATTATTGATTTTGTTGATAAAGGTGGTATAGATGCAATAGGAATCGTTACAGGAGGAACAGGTTATAAAGTTGGTGATAAAGTAGTCTTTGAGGATGATATAACCAATACGTATGATGCAGCTGCTAGAGTTTCAAAGGTTGCTGGACCAGGAATATCGACTATTAGTGTCAATGCCATTAAGATGGATGATATTGAATTATATCCATCTGGTAGAAAAGGTGAATTTATTGGAATTGCAACAACTAGTCATAATATTATAGACAATACTGTTTTATCGATTTCTGGACTAACGACCACATCATCTCTTCTTGAAGGTTCATATAATGTTGGAGTTACTACGAATAAACTTACTTTATCTGTTGGTATTGCAACGGAAGGAGTTACTGGAATTGTCACTTACCTTCCCGTAATTGGAAATTTAACATATCCTACTATTAAAGAAAATGACATCTTACAATTAGCAGGTATTTTAACCACAGGTCATTTTGGTAATGAAGATGTTAGAGTATTGAATGTAGATAGACCTAATTCTAGAATTAGAGTTTTAAGAGATTTAAAAGCACAAACTGGATTATCTCATACTGCAACAACAACTATAGAAGATGTTCCCAGAAAATTCTATTTTAATACTGGAATAAGTACCACATATAGTCCTAAAGTTAATAGGGAGTATTATTTTAACCCATCAGAATCTGTTGGAATTGGATCAACTGGAGTAGTTGGATTGGGTGCTTCTGTAGTAGGAACAGGTAGTACTAATGCTATTGTTAACCCAGGTGGTGGTTCAACAGAAAGATATGTACGTTCACAATGCATATATCTACCAAATCATGATTTAGAAACTGGTGATGAAGTAACATATCATACAAATACTGGAACTTCGATAGGAATTATAACTGCTGCAAATAATGTTGCTATTGGTACTGTAGTAAGTATTAGTCTTTATCCATCACTATTTGTTGCAAAAATAGACCAAGATCATATTGGTATATCTTCCGTGAAGGTTGGAATGGGTTCAACTGGAACATTTGTAGGTGCTGCTACGACTACAGCACATACTGGATTAGTTTATTTTGCTGGATTTGGAACTGGTGTTTACCATAGTTTTAAAACAAATTATGATGGAATTATAAAGGGTTCTATAGAACAAAATAGAGTAAGTGTTGCTGTTGCAGGAACTCACGGATTAAAACATAATGATACTGTTACTATTGATGTTAATCCAAGAAATAGTGGTATTACTACAGTACAGTACGATAAGACAAATAGAAAAGTAATTACTCGTGGATTGAGTTTTGCTGCAAGTGGAATTACTTCTACTACATCATTGACAGGTATTCCTGATACTATTACTATCACAAATCATAGGTTAAACACTGGACAAAAGATTATTCACAAATCTGAAACACCTACAGGTGGTTTAGTTAATCAGAAAGAATATTTTGTTTATGTTATTGATAGGGATAGAATTAAATTATGTTTGAATAAGTATGAGACTCAAAAAACAATTCCTAATTTTGTTGGACTAACAACAGCAAATACTGGAACAATTTGTGTTATTAACCCTACCTTAGAATTTTATAAAGATTCTAATATAACCTTCGATCTATCAAATACTTCTCTTTCTTATACTAGAGGTTCTCAGGCATATCCAGCATTCCAATTAGAATTCTATAAAGATTCTGCTTATACTGAAAGGTATGAGACGAATGGAACAAGTAAAGAATTTGATGTTAAGAAGACTGGTACTATAGGAGTATCAAGTGATGCTAAAGTAACTTTAGCTGTCAATAAAAACACTCCATCATTATTCTATTACAAGTTAACTCCTATTAATTCTGCAGAGAATCCACAAGTCAATAAGGATCTTGTAATAGATAACGCTGTTGATGGGTATAATGAAATTGTAATTAAGGAGAGTGATTATAATGGAAGATATAGTGTTCTTTTAGAATCGCAGAATACCTTTACTTATAATTTGGGTAAGTATCCAGAGGCTGTTTCATATTCTGGATCTACATCGCATTTAGACTATGATACAGGTTCTTCGACTGCTTATGGACGTATTACAGAACTACAGATTACAAGTACTGGAAATGGATATAGTGAAGTACCTGGAATTACAACAGTAACTTCTGCAACAGGAACTGGAGTTATATTAGAAGCTTCTAGTAAAACAATAGGAAAAGTTAGAAAAACATCTATAGAGAATATAGGATTTGATTATCCAACAGATAAAACATTAAAACCAGATACAAGATTCCCTCAGATTTTATCTATTGAAGCATTAACTGGATTTGAGTCAATTGGTGTTACTTCTTTGGGAAGAGGTTATAATACTCCACCAAGTTTAGTAGTTATTGATGCCAGAACTAGGAAACAGGTTACTGATGTTGATTTAAAGTATGTTATCGATGAATTTGGAGCACATATTGATATTCTCGAAAACACAACTAGTTTGTATAATACAATTCCTACAATTCTACCAGTAGGAAATCCAAACGGTATTAGACTCAAGGATTTGAGTTATAATGCAAATACTCAAGTAGTAACTGCTACTTTAAAGAATCCATGTAGTAGAGTTCAAGATTTTGTACTAGAAGTTGGTGATAAAGTCTTAATTGAAAATAGTAGTGTTGGTGTTGGTTCAACTGGTCTTGGTTATAACTCTAGAGCATATGATTATAATCTATTCAGTATAACTGGTGTAACCACTAATTTGGGTGCATATCCAACATTCACTTATAGTATGGCAGATTTTCTTGATAAGGATGCCAATCAGTTACCTGGAAAGTTTGATAATATTAATTCTTCTACAATAGCAACTCCAGAAAAGTATTTCCCACATTTTGATCCTACTCTGAAGAGTAATCAATTTAGACCCGAAGAACAAATAACTGATGGAACAGCAACTGGTGATGTGTTCAAATGGGACCCAGATACCGGAGAATTGGTAGTTGAGAGTAACAGAGACTTTACAGTTGGTAAAATTGTTCGATCTTTAGAAACAGGTTCTAGAGGTCAGATTGTTAGTAAACTTTCTTCAGAAGCAAAATATGATTTAGATTACTATTCAATTGTCGAGAATGGTTGGGAATATACAACAGGTTTCTTAAATGATGAATTGCAAAGAATACATGATAATGAATATTACCAGAATTTCTCATATGCGATTAAATCTAGAGTTACTTATGATGATTGGAAAGATGTTGTAGGTGCATTAAATCATACTGCAGGATTTAGAAAATTCAGTGATTTACAACTTGAATCAAAACAAGAAGATGAGGATACTCTTTGGCCCGTTGTTGATTCGTCAACTGAAGTAGTTGTTGATTTCCTTGGTTTTGAGAGTTTGCATTGTGTTGAAACTTTTGATTTAGTTACTGAAAATTATTTCATTAGTGATAAAACATTCTCTGATGAGATTATTTTTGAAAATAGAATTTTAACCGATTATGCACAATCTATTGGAAACAGAGTTTTAAATGTAGATGATATTAGTGGTGATTTTGATGATAATGCAAGAACATCAAGATATGCTGATGTCTTTAGGCAATCAGTTAAAGATGGTAGAGCACAAAAGATTGTTTGTTATGTAAGAGATAGGTTATATGGTGGTGAAAGACAGATGATGATGGTTAATGCTTTACATGACATTGACCGTGGTTTCTCAATGATTAGTCAGTATGCTGATATGAGTACTGTTACTGATCTTGGATCTTTTGACTACGTTTATGAAGGTGGTGAAACCATCCTTAGATACTATCCTACCAAATATGAAGTAAACAACTATAACATAAGAACTTTCTCTTATAATCTTGATAAGAATGTTCTTGGAATTGAAACTTCTGTAGCATCTATTGGAAGTACAACACTTGGTATATCAACAGACTTTACTGGAAGTCTTATTAGTGTTGCAAGTACAAACGTTGCAATAGCAGGTGGCGAAGCAGGTGAACTTTATCGATTTGTTGGAGTTGGAACCAATATTTCAGGTACTAGGTCCGCAAAGTTAATTGTTACTGCTGAAACTGATAGTGGTGATGTTGAATTTGATGAATTAACCATTATTAATGATGGAAACGATGTTAATGGATTGGAGTATGGTCAATTAACTATTCACAGTTATCAGGATCCATATTCATCTGGTGGTAATATTGGAACTTACTGGTCTTATATGAATGGCCAAGATATGGTTCTTAGGTTTACTCCTGAAGCAGGATTTACTACATGTTGGGTTAATGCTGTTGCAGTAGCATTTTCTACTGAAAGATATAAGAACGAAACAGAAAGTTTATATGAATTTACTACTGGTGCTATGCAAGCACAAAGTAAATTTATGGAAGCGGCTGCTGATCCAGATGCAGTTGGTATTGCAAGTTATGCGGATGATTATGATGCTGCATATTTCATAGTTCAAGCAACAGACACTGCTACTAATTCGCATCAAATATCAGAAGGTATTATTATTGATGATTATGCAGAGGAATCAAATGATACTGTTTACATAACTCAGTGGGGTGATGTTCAGGTTGGAACAGGTTTCACTACATTAGGTACAATTGATGGAAGAAGAGGAATAGGTGATAGAACAGAATTGATGTATAGACCTTCTTCAGGAAGAGATATACATGTTAAGGTCTTTATGAATGTCCTTCGGGTTGATGATAATACTAATGTTTCTCCTGGTGGTAGAAGTGTTGGTGAGGATACATTAAAAGAATTTAATAATGCAACCATTGAAACGAATGGAGCAATATATGAAGGAACAGAGACTACAGTTAAGAAGAGATTTAATCTTCAGTATAAGAGTGAAGATATTTTCAGAAGGAATTTTGATGGTTCAAGTAATACTGTTGTTGATCTCTCTACTAATACCATTGAGTTACCAAATCATTTCTTTGTAACTGGTGAAAAGGTTAAGTATAGTGTTAAGACTGGATTTACTACAGATGCTATAGGAATTGGAAGTACTAGCTTCTCTGGAATCGGAGTAACAACATTAACTCCAACAGATGTTTTTGTTATTAAGAAGAGTGAAAATAAGATTCAACTAGCAAGAAGTGCTCAAGATGCATTGAAGTCTGACCCAGTTCCCTTAGATATTACTTCTGTTGGTATTGGTACATCACACTCTTTGACATCAACTAATCAGAACCAAAAGGTTATGATGTTGATTGATAATATGATTCAATCTCCACTTGCTGGAACTGCTGTTACTACTTCATTAGCAGATAGTGTTCTCGTTGCTCAGGATGTCATTAAATTTACTGGAATAACGTCATTCGCAGGAGCAGACTATATTCAAGTTGGCAGTGGGAATACTACAGAATGTATGAAGATACTTTCTGTTGGTATTGGATCAACTAACCAAGTTAAAGTTAGAAGACAGTGGTTAGGAACTCAAATGACTGGGTTCTCTACTGGAGCATTAGTTCAGAAGATTAGAGGTCATTATAATATTGTTGATAATGAAATTCACTTTATTGAACCACCCCATGGAGCACAACCCATGGGATCTACAACAAATCCACCCGATCAAAGAGATTATCTTGGTATTACGACAGCATCTAGTTTCCAGGGTAGAGTCTTTATGCGCTCTGGAGTACCAGATAGTTCTGAAGAAACTTATACCAAGAACTATCTTTATGATGATATTTCGCAGAAATTTACTGGATATGATAAGGAATTCCCATTAACAGTAGATAAGGCTGATGTTACTGGAATTTCTACTAATAATGGTATCATTATAATCAATGGTGTATTCCAGGGACCAGGAGCAAATAACAACTACACAATGAG